CGCTTCTATTTTATGCCGGCTACCACCGTTCGGGACTGCAAAAAGGAGCCGATCCGGTAGGTTCGGGAAGAATAAAGGAACCTTATTGAAAAACTCCGACTGAATCCGAGCTTCTTCGTTATCATGGTGTTGCTTTTGTTTTGGAGGGTTCTTTTTATCAGAGTAGCAGTTATAACAGATATACCCTTCTTCAGTTTTGATCACAGAAACCGTTTCCCGGCCACAGGCTATACATTTTTGCGCTTTCATATCTTAGTTTTACATAAGATATAAAGACTCACAAAAAGCCACTAAAATCACAAAGGATCATCTTGATCCGCATCATAATTAAACCGTCGATCTCACATAGAGTAGTATATCATTTTTAAACATCTTTTTTATATCACAAATGTTTACTAAATTTGTCAATAATATAAAAATGCATATAATCACAAATTAAAACAAAACACACAAATGAATATAGAAGCTAAAAACAATCTTGTTAAATGGGGAATTATAGAAGATCCTTTCGACTATACCAATTTAGATGAAGAGCTGGTTAATAAATATAAAATATTCAATAATACATTTAGTGAGCTAGTCAAATCTTATGCTGAAGCATTTAAAATTAACCATTCCTTTTTTTATATTAAAAATAACAGATTTTTTAACGCTTTTGCTAAGAGTTATAAAGGATATAATATAATTGGAATAACAAATGGATATGTCGTAAAAATATCCGAATTATTCAATGACAAATATTTTAATTCTATCATTGCTATTTCCTTAATAAATAATCCACAAATATCAAATGGATATATTGATCTACATAAACTAAATAATTTTTCTTTTAACAAGTTCATGCTAGAATGCTGTATTCATTACACATTTAATCATGAATTTCAACATATACTTCAATTTAATAGTGTTAGTGTTAAAAGCATATATTATTACTTTGAAGAGAATATCATATATAATAGTTTTGATCAGCAAAAACACGTATGGGAATTTGACGCAGACAGATTTGGCACATATGGAGTTCTAAAATATATATTTCAAATAAAAAGAAAATTCAATATAATCAATAAAAACACATTTAAATGTTTACTATTTATGGGATTAGGAGGTTTATTTATAAGTAAAATAATATTCTATTTTGGAATAGTCAACCTTAATAATAAGATAAAAATAGAAAAATTTTACACGGAAAAATACACCCATCCACACCCATTAGTTAGAATATTTAACATCATTGAATATTTTTATTTAAGTATTCAAGACGATTTTTCAGAATTGAATATTGAAATGCAAGATTTGTTAAATAATTCCTTAGAAATAGTAAATATATATCTGAAATCATTATATCCAGAACAACAATTAATTGAAAATCTATTTCTTGACATACAAAGATATTTAAAACAGATTACCGAATACAATCAAAAATTATTTAACTTTGCAATAAAAGACAAGTCTATAGTTACATTATTAGAAAAACGGGGCATTAATTATAAATAACAACAAAGATAGATTTATCAACCTTTTTATAATATCCATTAAACGATCACAGATGGTTATTCAAAATCACTATGTGATCTCCAATGTTGTTTTAGATGTTTATACCATGAGTTACTAAGATAACCCACGATTGCTTTATAATTAATACTTTCACGATGAATCGTATAATGAAGAAAGAGCAAAGTCTTCATGCTATCTAATTTGGTCGCCAATAGCAAAAAGACGATACCCTTAAATTTCTTACCTCCCAGATGGCGGCCAAGCGACCCGGATAAGAACGTTCTGAATTAATATATAAATCAGAATTTCTTTTTCCTGGAACTTTCTTTTCCGACAGAGATCTTTCCTTCCTCAAAAGATATCTCCACGGCTTCACTGGCGCGGACCTTGGTTACATACCACTTGCCGGATAGTTTTACTTTGTGGTGGTTGATGTATTTCTTGGCTTCTTTCATGGCTGTTGCTTTTTAAGTTCATTAAACAGTAAAGAAATCCAATCAAACCAATAATAACGGTTTATGCTTGGCCCCGCAGAAATAACAAGTAGCCCAACAATAGAAATTGTCATAACTACAGTCAAAAACAGCATTAAGGTTATCAAAAACGTAATACATAAATATCTCATGGCTTCACCTCCAATCCCTCGTTAATATCATGGAAAATTGTATAACCTATCATTTCTCCTATGTCAGACATGATGGAAAGGAGGCTGTCGTAGATGATTTCGAGCTTGACAGAATAGGCGTCGTTCATCGGGGCTTCGTCATCATCCAGCCAATCCCCGATATGAGTTTTAACAGATTTGAGTTCACGCAGCATAGTGGTCAATTCCTCTCGCTCTTCTTTCAAAGGTAATACCTGCTTTTTCATTGTTTACCTCCTTTCTGTTCCTGAAGTTTCTGATTGAGCTTCTGATTCTCTGCAAAGAGCTGGTTCATGATGTGGCGTTGATAAGATAGCATGCCTTCGGTTCTTCCGAGAGCACGACCGGCATCGAATGCGGCTTGCAGTTCTGGAGTGGAGTACTTACCCATTTCGGAGGGTTGGGCCGTTGGTTGTTGGGTACTATTATTTCCCGACAAACAATTTTTCTCAGTGGAAGACATAAACTGATATATTTGTTTGTTAAGCAGAAAGAAACGGTTCTGCACTTCCCGTTGTCTTCCACCTACTAGGCAGTGGGCGCATTAACGCTCCACACGGGGTTACAAAACCGTTATATGTTCTATGCAAACGAACATAAAAAATGCCCGCAGCAATTAAAATGGCGAGCTTACCCGCCTAGTAGTATGGAAGACATTGCAAATGTCGTAATAATATTTGAAACTGGCAAGAGAAAAATGAACAATTATTCATAATCTACAACTTCTATAACATTCCCGTTCAAATCCATCATAAAAACTTGATCGGATATAACATAGCCTCCAAAGCTGTTTTTCGCACGATATTTATGCCTAACCATAAATCGACCAGAATCAGTTTTTGAAACTTTACTCCATTCTATTCCTTCATAACTTTTAGGATCCTTAAGATTTTTCTTTAAGTATTTTTCCACTTGCCATACAGAATTATCCCATACACTATTTTCTAGTTTAGGAAGTTTATTCTGCTCTTCAATGTTTTTTCTAACATCTTCTTTTATTTGAAGAGTCATTTTGACATCATCTTTAAATGATGATATTCCATACTTGGGCATATTACAAAAAGCCAATGAAATATAAGAATTATTGGAATCAAATTTTATAACCATATTATCTTTAACCCAATATTTTCTAAAGTTATTACGATGATGTTCCTTTTCATCTAAAATAAAGCTAACAGCATTCCATCCTGTTGTTAACTTAAAATCAATAGCTTTAATTAAATCATCGGCCAAATCCTGCGACCAGTTTTTACGAGATTCTTCAAAAATAAATGTTATTTTATCTACTACATCAGTTTCTGTATTAGGATCACTGAAATAATGAAAATTCGATATACTCAATTCTTGTTTACCTGTTCCTAATAAATCTGCTGTAATATAACAAAATGCATTACTTCTTTCACCTCCAAATTCTTTTATAAGCTCATCACATCTCTTTTGATACTCACCCTCTGTACAATTTAAACGAAATCCAAATGGAACAGACAATTCAGTTTCTTGAGCACCTTCAGCGACAGATAGTAGGGTCCATGCCGTATTCAAAGCGTTGTTTAATTCATCCTTCTCTTTTTCCTCCTTCGATTGACAAGCGAACAATAATATTAATGCGAATGTCCAAAACAAGATTTTTTTCATCTTTTTATTTGTTTAGTCTTCGGAACAATCATTCATGATCATATACATTAAATTTACTATCAATGTAAATAACATGCAAAATACATCTATTTCTAAATGCCAAAAAAGGTTTTTTACCAGAGAATCTAAATGCGTATAATTCAGATACATCTGGCGTTAAAAAATCAGGTCTAGGAGGACGTATACTACCCATTTTTATTTTTTCATATCCCATACCATGTCTAGGACTTATTTCTATTTGCTTCCATCCTAATTTTGAAAGATTTACAATTTGATTAATAAAAGCCTTCTTATCTTCATCTGTACAAGCTTCTATATCATAATCTTTGCACAAATGCTTAAAACAAAATATAGGATAATCGATACCTTGAATTCCTAATTCACTTTTCTTCAATTTAGGAGCTTCCGCTTCCGGTTTCTTTATCTTCTTCGTCATATCACTCCTCAATCCTAGTCATAAAAAAAGACTTTAATTTGTCTTTAGATATTACACTATTTAATATTGTGGACTTCCAAGGTGTTTCTTCATGAGTCATATCTCTCAGTTTAAATGCTGAAAATTGTCCATAAGCATTATAAACTTGATCAAACAAATCTTCTTCTTCTAAAGTTAGTTGTAAAATCTCACCTTCTGGACAAGGGATACCATTACTTCCATTACTTTTATATATGTCATATACAGAAGGAATCACCGGTCCATGTTGCCAAGCATAAAAATCATCCTCAAATAGTGGGGCATCAAAACAGGCCAAATGAAACCCTTGCATATAATACAACAACTTCTGCAATTTTAAGTTAGATATTTCATCTCCACAATCCGGACAAGCCTTAGATAATATCTTTTTAGCTATTTCTTTTACGTCGTATGCCATAGTGTTATATTTTGATAAGTGTTTGTCATCATATTTTTACAGTTGCAAAATTAGAATATACAAATAACAGTTGCAAACAGAAATAGTTAAAACATACCATTTTTACTCAAATACCCCTCGCAAATACCTTTTCAATGTGCTGGTATGCTTTTGCGAGGGATAACTTGAAATTTTTTCCTTTGAGAAGAATATAAGGTCCTAAATCCCTTTCGGATTCTGAATTCAATCATCAAAATCAAGAATCAACTGTTTCCCATTAGCCTTCCATTGCTCAAACGAGTAGTCGACAGTCATGTTCATCTGCTTCGTAGCCTTGGCTAGTTTGTTCTTCGCTTCATGGAACTCCTTTTTGAGGATTTGAATACGGGCCCAGTCTTCCGCTTGCCGTTTTTGCTTTTGGTTGACGAAGCTGGCATAAGATGCGAAGTATTCGTATAGGACATGATAGCATTCTTGTTGATACTTGATTAAACCTACCCTTGATTCTTCTTTGACATTTGCAGGATTGATGGTGAATAGCCAACCGAATACAAATTCAAAAGGAATACAATACATTTCTCTTGCTTTGCCGTCCGAAGCAACTACGGTGCTCAGCACCGCAGTTGAAGATAGAATAGGATGCTCTTTTATTTTCTTTCGTTGAGATTCGATGTCAATCCCCAATGCCTCACAAATCGGTTTGATAGGAACCAACTTCTTTGAATCATTACCGGCCATGATAGCCACATTGTTTACTTTTGCGATTTCTCTCGTGTTTAATGTTAAATTTGCCATAATTGTAACTTTTAATGATTTTTTATTCAAGGATTATATTCATTCCGCATTTTGTATTTCCTCCACAAACGCTTTCGCCAATTTCAAATACGCTGGGCAAGGAACAGACTTCCTCTCCCATTCCGCCCATTTTTCCTCCCGTATTTTGCGTTGTATTTCACGGTCGTAGATCTCCCGCTGATGCCGACGATATGCCTTGAATTCGATCAAGGCTGCCATAATCACCATCGGATCGACCACACCATAGAACGTACCATATTCCCCTGACTTGAGCTTGAAGAAAAACAACAGCAGTTCAGAAGCTTTAAAATAATAATATTCAACCCGTATCATCACAGCTAGTTCCAAGACTTGCTGAAACGAAGGCTTCTCCTTAACCCCTGCGAATTTGTATAAGTCCATCAAATGGGCAATAATCCAAGTGTTTACCTGCTCATTTGGATAAGTTTGCGACAGCAATGCCAATGATGGAGCATCGCCCAAAAAGGACCGTTCTATGTTTTGGGCACATATCGTCTGTAAAGATGGGTTGAATGTCTTCGCAAAGCTTTCCCCATCCCCATATCTACGAATCACCGAATACGTCTTTTCTGAAGGCACTACGGGCATATTCCATGATTTCTCTATCGGTTTGTTGTTCACGGGCTTTCGCTCCGTCTGTATGTTTAGTATTTCCATGTTCTTGTTTCCTTGCCATTATCTGTGAGACAATTTCATTAAACTTCGAATTAATATTCGTCACACTGAAGTTTTCCAATATCCAACCGTCAGTGATTGAATCCAATAAGTACTTCAAAGCATTCAACACGCCTTGGTCGTCAATAGGTAAATTCTTCTTCTCCCGTTGAAATTTCAACTTCTTGAGCAAAGAAGACATATTTCCCGCATCTTTCGCACTCCAGTAATAGTTGGATGAGAAAAGAGCCTGATAGCGTTCCTCGAAAAGTTTCCTTGCTTCTGAGTTCAACGGATTAGGACGCTTTTTCGGTTTGGATGGTGGATTGTCCGATTGTGCACCCAGTTCCGCCTCCCGTTTCTTCAACTCTTCTTCCAAAACACGTAAAGCCTCCTCCTTTTCCAAAAGCTCTTTTTCTTTTGCTTTGTCAACCCCCTTGGGGGATGTGGGGGGTATATTAATATTCTTAGTCTTTATCTTAGTCTTATTAATATATGGTTGCGGTTTAGATTCACGGTTAGGTATAAGATTAGGTTCATGTTTAGGTTGTAGTTTAGGTATCAAATTTTGACACCTAAACTGACACCTAACGATATACCTCGTTTTATCCCGCTGTCCATTTCCTCCCGATTTAAATTCTATCAGACCTGCTTGAACTAATCTATTACGGGCTGTTTTCATCGAATTGACTGACACTCCCACGTCAGACGACACCTTTGCATCGCTACGCGTCCAGCTATCCACCCAGCCTAAACGATTCGCTGTTTTCAACAAATAAAAATAAAGCCTCGTTTCACAGCAGGTAAATTGCCAGTCTTCATCCAATTCCCAAAAATTATTTATAAGTTCAATGTAAGTCATCCTTGTAAATTTACGCTATCATTTTCTGACGAATCAGGTTCATATTCTTCTTCACCAGTTTTACTATCTGGTCGTGATACTCACTTACGCCATTGCAAACGGCCCGGGACTGGACGATATTCAGCGTCTTCAAGTTCACCTCTATCGTCTCGATACGCTTGCCACCGGTGTCCTTTGCTGACAGAATCAAACAATCCGACCGTTTATAATACCCATTACTATACACGCAATGGTGCATCGCCTTGCCTTCTTGATAAAACTGGGTAATACTCTCCAACGGGCAAATGACTATGTTACCATCCGTGATTTTCATTCCGAAAAACTTTTCCATCCGTTCGTAGAAGCCGGCTATATCCTTCATGAGCTTTTCACGCCTACGGATAGCTTCCACACGATCCCTATCCTGTCTCAACTTGGCTTCACGGGCATCTTTCTTTGCCAATAGCCTATCGTGCGCGACCTTCAAGTCCTTAGGACATACATAATGGGCATTATGCAAGTCTTTACCGAAATAAGCCAATAAAGACATATAGTCTTCCCAGAGGGACGCATCCTTGATAATATAATGGTTACGGTTGCAGATATTGAATGATGGCTTATAGCGAAGCTGGGAAAAGCCGTTTCTATACATGTGCTTCAGCATGGATATTTGCCCGGTCTTGAGGCATAGTTCTGCGTCATTACCTCCTTTCAAAAGGTCACGTATCAACTTAGACGGGGTTACATCCGGGAACAGTCGATTCAGTCCCCGTTTTTTCAATTCCAGAAGTAATTCTTTCCTTGGATAAAGCTCTCCAAATATCGCATATAAATCACCGTAATAATTATATGGGTTACTTCCATATTCACCCTTGAGACTAAGAGGGGAACTATACACGAATCCGTTACGTCCCATATTTATTGGACGGGCTATGATCGTACGCTTTCCGTCTTCACGAATCCATTCTTGAACAACTTCAGTAAAATCATAATACACCGGGGAAGTTCCCTTACGGGCGTTTTTCCAACATAGTATATGCCGGATTACCTGAAACCCGCCTCTCACTTGCAGGATGGACATATACGCCTCCTCATGGTTCTTCTGCTTTCTGCTGACCTTTACATCTAATTGATAGTGGCAATAAGGGCATTCGATATTGTCACCCAATTTACTATTACCCGTATTAACCCAAATCTCGCCACATTCAGAGCACCACAACTCATTCTTACATTTGTAAGCTACATGGTCGAACACGTGTTCCTTGGCCCATTCCTCCTGCGCCTTTGTGATGGCGGGAAGCTTTTCGCTCAATCCCGCCACCAACTTTTCCAATCTCGTTCTCGGCTTCATATCAAAACAGGCTCATTTGTTGGACACTCTCATCAACCTTCTTCTTGGCCGGCCTCTTTTTAAGCGATCGGTATTGCTCTTCGGTCAACCTTTTGATGGCCGCCTGACGGGCAGCGTTCTTTTCTTCCTCCGTAAGTTCTACTTTATGGGAAGAAGAAACGGAGCTACCGACAGGAACCTTTCCGACCTCGATATTCTCTTCATCATAATAATGTACGGCCATACCAAAAACCTCCGTATCACTCATCACGACAGAGGTTCCACGCTTACGGGCCTCTCCCAAGATATAACGACAACACTCGTCTATACTCTTTTTAGGATTGGCAAGTCTCGGGGCAAACAGAAGATCTTCCGCCGCCCTCTCCTGTAAATATTTCTGGATTGTATCTTTGAACTCTTTCATAACTTACGGGATTGTCATGGGCATTAATAAATAGGTAAGTTCCTCGTTCCCGGATTGGTTCTCCGGAGTTATCAAGATAGCGCGGCTAGGCTCGCTAAAGGAAAGCCTCGTACGCCCGTCATCGATACATGAGAGTATCTCAAGAAGCAACGATCCCTTAATCCCGATCGAGAACTCATTCCCGTTAAAATCGACCTCCAACGTTTCCTCCGCGGAAGTCGAGAAATCTATGTCTTGGGCGAATACGGTCAACTTATCACGAATGATCCTCAAGACGATAAGGCATGAGGCCTTATTGGAGAACACCGATGTCCTTTTAATAGCCCCGATCAGTTGTCCGGTGTCAACAAGCAGTTCCAGCTTATTCGCCTTGGGTACCACAGCTTTCCAATTAGGATATCTCCCCTCCACATTCCGGAACGATATCTCATAGTCATTGAGTATGACATCGGACCAATCCGCACCGACCCTCATTTCCATGTTATCGGAGGAAGCCGGAAGTATCGCCTTCAATACCGAGGCTATAGGACGGCTGATTATAACTGAGATCTTGCCAACCTGTCTATCATTGCCCTTTCTCAAGAATCCCATGCCATGCCCGTCCGCACCGACAAAGCATACGGTCTCCGGTTCCGTCTCAATAAAGACAGAGCTTAGGACCGGACGGATATCATCATTCCCGGCCAAATTTATGACCTTGGATATCCCATTGAATAAATCCTCCGCGCTCAATGACACAGAGTCCAAGACCTCGATCGATCTTTTTCCCGGATAGGTAGATGGGGCATAACCCACCACCTCGAACTTTCCACCATGGTACTTGATCCTTATCTCACGGGTATCCTTGTTGATGATTATATCAATCGGTTGCTCGGGCAGGTTCCTCAGTCCTTCTAATAAGGAAGTCGGGACACAAATAGATATCTCCTCGTCGAAGATGCACTCAAGGCTGGTGGTTATCCGGCCCTCGCTATTTGATCCGGTGATGAATAACCGGCCTTCCCTCGTCTCAAACAAGAAATGACAAAGGATCGGCGTGGATGATTTGGCGGGTATGATCTTCGCCAAAAGCTGCAATCTTGATAGCAGCGCTGTTTTAGAAATAGAAATCGTCATAGTGCCTGTTTTTTTGAAGGCACCCGGTAAGTCTTTGTTTTATGGAAGTTTACAGAAAGAAGAGACCAAACACATATAAACACAAAAAGTTGGATCTCAAACTTTCGTCTAAAATCCAACTCGCTATTTCAACGGCAAAGATAGAATCATTTTTTTAATCCGCAAATTATTTCTATCTTTTTTTCGTTTTTTCTTCAAATACATAATCAAGAATCTTGGCATTCAAGCGGTCGATAACGCTAAAATCGGTCTTAACATACCCAGATGTCACCCTATGGGAAGAAGCATGGTTAAGGCAAAAGCCTACTAAATCCAAACTTGCATCGAAATCGTTTTGAGCGAATGTAGCCCAACTATGCCGAAACGAATAGACAGAAATATGAGGAAGGTCGTTTTTTCTTGTTATATCACTTATTCCCTCGTTTATACATTTATTGAAATTCTTACTTGATCCATAAGTCTCACAGAAGTTAAACAGCCTTTTTTCTCCAGCATATTTCTCAAGCAAATGAGATAGCCTATCTGGTACGGCTATCTCTATATACGCCTTGTCATCCCTCCTATTAGTAGTCTTACGTCTGCAGTAACACATCTTTCCGTCTCTAAGGTTCTCTTTTTCCATATAATACAGGTCAGCGGTGTTAATTCCGGCAAGACAAAAAACGATCTCGCACACATCCCTAGCACGATCAGCTCTTGATCCATACTCCGCGGATACCGCAAAAAAATCTCGAACGGTTCTAATGTCCAATGCCCTTTTCTCTGGGACTGTAGGTCTAGGTACCCTCACTCCCCTAAACGGGTTATTCCGTATAAGCATCTCGCCGGTATCATAATTATTATACCGCTCGCATCCAGCCATAAACATTGTCTTGATCCGCTTCGGATAGCCGTGTTTCTTGTACAAGCTATCTTTCATCGAATCTATCCACTCCTTGAATATAGACGATGTAAGATCAGAGAAGAGAATGTCGTCTTTCCCCATATATTCCTCCAAGCGCCTTAACGCAAGCTTATAATTTATCGACGTGGACTCTCTTCCCTCGTTATCCATCTTAGAGGTAAACTCCTCACAAAATTCAGAAAAAGAAGGTGCGCTAGAATCCCTCCTCAAGAAGTCCAGTATCTTTCTGATATCCCAACATTGTATATCTTCACGATTAAGCCGGGACATATACCCGTCAATAAGAATAGAAATATCCTTGATGATGTAATTATCTATTACCTCACCCTTCCGAACAGACTTAGCCTTGCAGACTTTATCTGTTTTTATATATCCTACCTGTCCGTGATGGGTTACACGAATATAAACAGGATATGTATTGTCTTTTCTCTTAGCTCGTACGCAAATTTTGAAATATGCCAT